TGGAAGACAAAAAGCATCTCCCTCCGCTGCCGAGCACATAGGTGCTACACTAACGGAGGTTAATGGTTCCAACGCGAACCGTGGCTGTTCCGAAATTAAACATGTCCTGTCGTTAACGCCGCGCTTCGACCCCGACGCGGCGATGGTTCGGGTGGCGGACTGCCCCTCATCCGCCACCCGTTCCGACCTCCGGCGATACGCACCGGATACACACCCTACAGCTTTGGAGTAGCCGATATGCGGGGGAAGCTCATCAGCTTTGCACAAGAGGGCGTTTGCGCGGGGTTCTTTTTGCTGCTCGCATGGTCCGGCTTGGTTATCCTGATCGGCACTCTCTTGTCCCTGCCCGGTCGCGCTGTCGCATCCTGCGGGAAATACATCTTTTACGGCGCCGAGAAAGACTTGGACGCCACGTTCCTCTGGCTTGAGGAGCGGCGCTAGATGCAACTCCTCAACGCCATCTTCGCCTGCGGTGCCATTGCCTCCTGTGCGATCATCGTCGGTCTTATCCTCGCTCATATCCTCGCATGGGTATTCAGTACCGATAGACTGAGGAACGAGGCTTACCAGCACGCTGAGCGCGAGATCTCCCACGCTGAGTGGTCTGCAATTCCGACGATCCAAACACCTTTCCATGATGGGGAGCTATAGCCGTGGCGCGCAACATTGTCGTTCGCGAACCGAAACCATTAACGAAGGATCGGGTTAAGGCTTTAGTCGCCTCCGGTCTCCAGCGCGCGGCCCGCGATCATGGCATTGACGAGGTCGCCATGAAGGCCGGTTGCTCTCGGCGGTGCATAGAAAAAGCACTGTGCCACGAGACGCTACCGGAAGCGCATCTGCTCGGCAACCTCTTGCTGCTGGACGATACCGCGCTTGCCGAATGGCTTGGCGCTCTCGGGTTCATCGCCATCCGAAAGGAATGCGTTAATTCCCCTGACATGGTGACGCTCGGCCAGATGGGCCACGCAATCACCCAATTCATCGAAGTACTGGCGGACGGCAAGCGGACGCCGAAGGAAACCTGCGATCTTGCGGAAGTCCTTCGCCCGCTCGTCCCCAGGCTCACGCAGATCGTCCACGAAGCCGACGACATCAAGGTGAACGCATGATCCGCGTCACCCCAAGCAGCGGCTGCGTTTATTTCGACATCAATACCCCGTGTCCGGAAGATGGGTGCAAGATCTGTAACGGAGTGGGGCGCATCGGCAAAGCCGACCGGGTGCTATCGCCTACGGCGACGGAGCCTGAAGTCTCCGCCCATTCGGGTGACGCCCCCTTGCGCAAGAAGTGCGGTGGTCGGTCTCCCAAAGTCAAGGGCTACAATTTCGAGAATGAGTGCCGCCATGCCGCGCTCGCCAAGGGGCTCCATGCCCGCCGCGTTCCGTTGTCTGGGGCGGGTGAGGAGAAGGGCGACCTCTGCATCACCTCGTCATTCGGCAAGGTTTACCGCTGCGAACTGAAGCGCCGCAAATGCCTGCCTGAGTGGATCGTGAAGGCCCTGGGCGATCATCAGTTGATGGTGATGCGCGGAGATCGCGGTCAGGCGCTTGCCGTGCTGCCGTTCGCTGATCTGCTGGATCTGCTTCAATGATCCCTCAAGAGCATCTTAAGCCAGTTAGTGCGCCCTCAAGAGCGCGAGACGCACGATGAGCCCCCTCGAAGCATACAACCAACAGATGCGCCTCTCCGACATGAGGAGAGAGGTCAAGCGAGCCTATGAAGGTGGATGGCTCCCAATGCTTAGACCCGGATACCTGGCCGGTACGTTCGGGGTCACCAAAAACGAAGTGAAGACAGAGATCAAGAAGTTCAATGAATTGGCAGGTGACGGGAAATGATACGTTTGGTTGCTGGGCGTTCCCCTTCGGGTCGGGCTCTCGCCGTAAAGGTCGAGCCCGTTCCGGTCTCGCCTGCCGCTTCGATCCCTAACGCATTCGGTCTTTCACGCAGAGACCTAACCCCAATTCTCGAGCACGCCTTCGGGCGCCGCCTGACCGTGCACACCATACAGGACACGGTAGCCGAATTCTACGGTCTCCAGCCCAAGACAATGCGGCTCAAGGACGGCGTTCCAGGGGCGCGTGAGCCTCGCATAGCGCGCCCGCGACAAGTGGCGATGTTCTTTGCCCGCAAGCTTACCAACCAGTCGCTTCCAGACATCGGCAAGAGGTTCGGCGGACGCGATCACAGTACGGTTATTCACGCCATTAAGTCTGTGGAGAAAAGGCTCAGTGAAGACCCGTACTTGGAGATAGAAGTCGAAGTATTGCGGGAGCGTCTTTCCACAGGTGAACTACCTCAAAAGCCGATTGTGTCTTGGATGCAGGAATCCGAACCCTGTAAAGTCTTGGCATGAGCGGATACGTACGCATTCACCGGTCGCTGTTCCAGGATCACCCTGCATTCCGCAACGACGCAGAGGCTACGGCCTTCGCATGGCTGATTGCACGGGCTCAGTGGAGGCCCAAGTGCGTCCGCTACAAAGAGCGCAAGCTAACCCTCGAACGCGGCCAGTTGGCAATCTCTCAACGCGACATGGCGAGGGCATTGGACCGCGACAAAGCGTGGGTTGAGCGACTTTGGAGACGTCTCCGAGACGAGGCAATGATAACGGTCGCTGTTGAGGCAGGCGTCGCGGTAATAACCATCTGTAATTATGGCAATTATCAGCCTTCTGGCGCCACCCGTGAGGCGGCGGACAAGGCACCAGATGAGGCAGGCGCAAGGCAGGCGCAAGGCACAGAACAAATAAGGGAAGAAGGGAAGAAGATAAGTTCAGAAGCTAAAGCTTCTTCACTTTGGCACGCACTGCCCGCGAATTGGGTTCCTGCCCGCAATCTTTCCCCAACCGCACAATCGATGGTCGAAAACTGGCCGCCTGGGGCGCTTCAGGCGGAACTGGAATCATTCCGGGCTTGGGCCGCCAACGCCGAACCAAAGAAGGGCAAGGGGCTGAAGAAGGATTGGGACGATGCATTCGGAAACTGGATCAGGACCGCTCACCGAGATCGATACTCAAGGATTGTCACCTTACAGCGACCTCGGACCAACCCGGTCGCAGACCTATACCGCGCAGTCGCGGAAGCCGAATCCGCGTATAGCGAGGATCATCACAGAGCTTGGGTTGCGCTTCCGCCCGCTGGCAACGGCTGATCAGGAAGCGCACACGCTGCAAATCGGGCTGCTGATGCGCGATCTCGCAGACGCCGACCCGGACATCCTGTTCCTCGCTGCCGAGGAATGGTCTCGCGAGCAGCGGTTCATGCCCAAGGCGGTCGAACTGCTCGACCTGATGCACAAGCTCGCCGCGCCACAACGCAAAGACCTTCAGCGCGAGGCCGAACGGGCGACGGATCTAACACGGATCAAGACAGGTCGAACGGACATCCATTGGGTTGTCCGCGATGGCCGCGTGGTTTGCGAGTGGGCCGTTCCGCCTTCAGCAAATCTCTGAGCGTAACACCGGGGAGGGTGGGATGAGTGCAAAGAAAAAGCGTGGACGACCTCGGAAGGAAGGCGCTCGAGACAGGTTCGGGCGGCTCATTCGTGAATCGGGAAAGTTCACGCCACCCCCGGATCATATTCTCGAACGCAGGAAGATCTTCTCGTTTGTCTCCCCGACCAAGGGACCGGACGGACGCACCGGAGAGATCGACCAGGACGTATGCGACGGGATCGGCCAGCTCCATGCTTTGGGACTTCTCGACGGCTATCCGATTGATGCTCTGGAGCTCCGCAACATCGGCAGGGAATGGCGAGACTGGTTTGTAATGCTCTTACGGAGACAGGGCTTCAAGGCTGGCGGTTACGAACGCATGGACAAGGCGCGGGAGAAAGAACCCCGCCACAACGAGAGACTGGACCGCATGGACGATGCCCTCGACGGATATGAGCGCAGCGCCCTGATGAGCCTCTTGATTGATCCGATAGTCGGCAGCTGGCCGAGCGGTGAGGAAGAGGCTCCGTGGGTCCGATCGATCATTGGTGAGGCATTGCTGAGAAAGCACCGGACCATTGCGTTCCTGAGAATGCCGGACGGGAACGATTACTCACTGTTGCAGGCTGCTGTGCGGGGGTTGTTTTGCCTGCACGATGCCTCGCTTCCGGGGCGGTACGAAAGGCGGGCAGCTTGACCTGGACACCCATAAGCACGCCCGGGCTCGTATATTGGTGGAACGTGCGCCTAGGGACGTACAACCTCGAAACAAAGCGCTGGGACAAATCGAAACCTCGGAAGGCGGGAGACGAGAGATGAAAGACTTCATCGAACCAAGACACCCAATGCTTGACCACGAAAACTATACGCGACAAGGGATTGTGGACATCTCAAAGCGAAGGCCGGGGCGCCCAAGGAAAGACCCTGCTGACCTGAAGCGCCATAACGTCACCATCGCCATGGCCGACCAGACGAGAAGAAAGATTGGCGAGGCGGCCAAACGTAACGGCAGGAGCCTTTCATCTGAGATCGACTACCGCCTTGAGCGCAGCTTCCGCGACGATGACGTGGCGGAGGCAATCTGGAGCAGATTGGCGGAGAAGGCGAGCGGATAGCGGAACCTTTCAAACTTTTTTGCGTTAGCCGCGTAAGGCTATTGACGCGGCCCTATTTTCATGATAGTCGAGAAAATGCTCAAAGTTGCGCCTGCCGAAGAAGAGTGGCGCGACATTCCAGAATATAAGGGCCGGTATCAGGCCAGTAGCCACGGTCGCATCCGAAGCGTGGCTCGGATCGTGAGGGCGTGCAATCTTCGGTATTGGCGCCCATCGCGGATTTTAAGCGCGCGTCCTGTGTTCGGGTATCCGACTGTAACAGTCTGCGTGGGCGGGAAGCGCAAGCAGCTTCTGGTCCACCGCGCGGTTTGTGCAGCGTTTCACGGGCCAGCACCAAGTGGGAAGCGCGTTGTTGCTCATGCGGATGGTTCCCGCACTAACAACAGGCCCGAAAATCTTCGCTGGGCTACCTATTCTGAAAACCAGTATGACAAAGTGGCACATGGCCGCTCGCCTCTTCCAAAGGTGATCGATGAGGCTACGGCCCGCGAAATCATAAGCCGCCTAAATGGTGGTGAAACGCAAAAAGCCATTGCAGAAAGCATGGGGCTAAAGCGCTGGACAGTGCAGCATATTCGGCTCGGACGGAGCTGGAAATCGCTTCACCATCTAATCGCCGCCTGACCCCTTTTCGTATCCGCGCCGCAAGGCCGGTCCCCGTCGATCCCAACCATCGCAGACAAACCGATTGGCGACACGCGCTGGCGCCCGACTGCTTGGCTCTGGCCGTATCGGCGGGGAAAAACTCATGAGCCGCATCCGTAAGCATCTCATCATCGAGAGAGCCATGCCCGAGTATGTCAGCGAAACCCGCGAAGGGATGGACAACATCGCTGACGCCATACGCACTCTTGCGGGAGTGATGGCATCTGTTGCTGCGGGAATGCACACGACTGGCGGCGGCAATCAGAGGAACATGGCGGGAGTGATCTTTGCCGATGCCTCCGAGCGGTTTGGCGACGTACTCAAGAAGCTGGACGACAAGGGCCGCAAGGATCTCGAAAGCTGGCTCAGCGGTCTCTGCAAGACAAAGAAATGATGTGGATACCCGCACGGCGAGGAAGGCCGTGGTGGGAAAGCAGGCTCTGCGAGACATACGGAGCATCGGGTTTGGCAGCCAGGTTATGGGCTGCTCACCTTGCTCCGATACCGCACGGAATAGCCCAGAACGACCGTGACCACATCAATGATTGGTAAGATCTGGAGAGCGCTAGTGAGGTTTATCCAGGGTCTCGGGCGCACCAAGTTCACGCAAGGTCATGTGACTCCTGTAGTCATAACCCTTGCTGGCCTGACGTTCTCCTCGACATCGTTCCAGACCGGCGTTCCGTCAACGGGAACGATCAACGGCGCCACGATCGGTTCGACCATTACCGCGACCGGCCTTCCTTCCGGCCTCACTATCAACGGCACCAACCGCACATGGGCATGGGACGGTTCCAGCGGAACGGCTGGAGCGCTCATTCTGACCGAGACGCTTCCGGGTGCGGTGAATAGCCCGAACAACTCGTCGATCAGCTTCACGATCGCCACGGCAGCAACCGGGCGGGTCCAGTTCAACTCGGCTGCACAGAGCGGCCTCCTTGTCCTGCTCGAGGACATCTAACCGGGAAAAGCAACTATGTCGGTTCAAGCCGCAACAGGATCGTTCTCCGCGACGGGCAACGGCAATCCATTTGTTCCCAACACGGGACGAGTGAACAACAACTGCCAGTTCAACGTCTCGGTATATGGCACGTTCGTCGGGACGGTCGTTCTCGAGCGCTCTTTCGATAGCGGCGCCAATTACATTCCGGTCTATCGCTACTGCACCGGAACTGCAGTGAGCTACACCGCTCCAGCCAGCGAGGTTCTTCCTGAGCCCGAGGGTGACGTGATCTATCGCCTCCGCTGCTCGGCTTACACATCGGGAACAGCAAACTACCGCCTATCCGACTAACCGGCGACCCGCATGGCGGAACCGGAGAGAGGTCAGCAATGTCTAAAGTAGAGGGAAATAGACGCCCCAAGACCGGAGGGCGCAAGAAGGGCACGCCAAACAAGGTCACAGGCGCACTGAAGGACATGATCCTGACTGCGCTAGAGCAGGCGCACCCTGACGGCTCGGTGGCCTATCTCAAGGCCCAGGCCGGTTCTAATCCGACCGCATTCCTGACGCTAGTTGGCAAGGTTCTTCCTCTCCAGCTGACTGGTGACGACGACAATCCCGTCAAGATGGTCACAGAAGTAACGCTGCGTGGCATCCGCGCAAATTGAGATTCCAGACAAGCTGGTTCCCGTATTCGAGGGCGAAGCTGACGTAAGGGGATCGCACGGCGGCAGGGGTTCGGCCAAGTCCCGCACCTTCGCCAAAATGAGTGCGGTTAGAGCCTACATGTGGGCTCAGGCTGGACGCGAAGGGATTATCCTTTGTGGTCGGCAATTCATGAACTCGCTGTCCGACTCCTCGCTTGAAGAGGTCAAGGCAGCGATACGCTCAGAGCCGTGGTTGCTGGCTCATTTCGATATTGGCGAGACGTTCGTCCGAACCAAGAACGGGCGGATAAGCTACTCGTTCGTTGGGCTTGCCCGCAACATCGACAGCATCAAGTCCAAGTCCCGCATTCTATTGGCGTGGATCGAGGAAGCCGAACAGGTCACGGAAGAGGCCTGGGTCAAGCTGATCCCAACACTGCGCGAAGAAGATTCCGAGCTCTGGCTGACATGGAACCCGGAGGACGAGAAGGCGCCGACGAACAAGCGCTTTCACACGAAGATCGCGACACCTGAACCACGAACCAAGATCGTGGAGATGAACTGGCGCGACAATCCCTGGTTCCCGGCGATCCTCGATCGCCAACGACTGAGAGACAAGGCAGAGCGCCCACACTCCTACGATCACATCTGGGAGGGCGCTTTTATGGAAGTGGTCGAGGGCGCGTATTACGCTGCATCCCTGACTGCTGCGCGCGAGGGCGGGCGGGTGGGCTTCGTCGCGGAAGATCCGAACCTCATTGTTCGCCTGATGGCGGACATTGGAGGCACGGGGGCCAAGGCCGATAACTTCGTATTCTGGGCTCAGCAGTGTGTTGGGGCAGAGATACGCTGGACCAATCACTACGAGGTCCAGGGGCAGCCCGTTTCCGCCCACCTGAATTGGATGCGCTCGCAAGGTTACTCGACCGATCGCGCCAAGGTCTATCTGCCGCACGATGGCGACAAGCAGGACACGGTATTCGACACGTCCTACCGCAAGGCATTCGAGGCTGCCGGTTATGATGTCGTCGTAATTCCCAATCAGGGAAAAGGCGCGGCGATGCAACGTGTCGAGGAAGGGCGGAGGCTCTTCTCACGCATGCGGTTTGACGAACAGAAGTGCGCTGCCGGACTCAAGGCATTGGGCTGGTATCACGAAAAGCGGGACGAACAGCGCAACATCGGGTTGGGGCCTGACCACGATTGGTCATCGCACAGCGCTGATGCCTTTGGGCTTGGTTGTGTTGCTTACGAAGAGCCGAACCTTGGCTGGGCCGCACCGCTCAAGCGCACCATCCGCGTAGTCTAGGAGAACAGCATTGCGCTATGAAGTAACGCTCCGTGGACAGCGGGGCGAGAGCGAAGTCGTAACCGTCGATGCCGATGGCGGCGATGACGCTGCGGCAAAGGCGTTCAAGCCCTACCATATCGTTGTCTCGGTCCAGCCCGCAAAGGCGAAGGCCAAGTAAATGGCCAAGATGACGGACGACGAGCTGCGCAATCTCGTTGTAAAGCGCAAAGCCGCGTCCGGTGGCCGCTTCACTAATGCACAGTCAGCCGCCCGTCTCGAAGCGATGCAATTCTATCGCGGCGACAACCTCGATCTCTACGGAGACAGCGGGGCAGGACTGTCAACCGTAGTAAGCAGGGACACCCTGGAAGCCGTCGAGTCGATGCTTCCGGGATTGGTCAAGCCATTCGTGGCCGGCGACCAGTCGGTGAACATGGAGCCGCGTGGCCCCGAGGACGAAGAGGCTGCCAAGCAGGCGACCGAATACCTCAACTGGCGGTTCCAGCGCGACAACCACGCATTCAAATTCGTCTATGACACGATGAAGGACGGGCTTCTATCCCGCCTTGGTGTGGCAAAGGTCGTTCTCGAGGAAACCGAGGAATACGACACCGAGAATTACGCAGGGCTTGACGACCAACAGCTTCAGCTGATCTCGGCAGACAAGAGCCTAGAGATCCTTGAGCCGATCATGCAGGACCCCGACACGGGCCTGTACGATGTCCGCGTTCAGCAGCTGAAGCCCTGCAAATACTATCGCTGCCATGTCGTTGCGCCGGACGAGTTCCGGTACGAGGAAAGACTTGCATCACTGGATGATGCGACGTTCCTCGGTCACGAGACACTGAAGCCCGTTGGCGACCTGATCGCGATGGGCCTGCCCAAGGACAAGTGCAACCAGCTGCAACCTGCTGGCGACGACATGGAGCGCAATGATCGCTTCCAGCACGAAGGCGACAAGGATCAGTTGGATTCCGACGACATTGCCCGCGTTGTCCCGGTTCTGGAAGCGTACATACGTTGTGATTACGAGAAGCGCGGCGTTCTCGAATGGCGCCGGGTCATTGTCGGCGGTGAGGGCGAAGGCTCGATCCTGCTTCTCAACGAAGAGGCTGACGATCACCCGTTCGTGGCGTGGACGCCGATCCCCCTTCCTCACAAGCTTGTAGGTCTATCGGTTCACGACCTCACCCGCGACGTCCAGATGAGCAAGACTGCGCTGATGCGGGAAGCCCTGAACGCAAGCTATCTCGCCAATCGCCCGATGAAGGAGGTTGTCGAGGGCCAGGTCAACATCGAAGACCTGTTGAACCCCTCGGTTGGCGGGCTGGTCCGCACCAAGGCTCCCGGCATGATCCGCGAGATCCCAGGTGGCGAGGGAACGGTCATGGCCCAGGTGGCCGGACTGATCGAATATTACGACACGATCCGCGAGCAGCGTACCGGTTCGACCCGCTATAACCAGGGCATGGACGCGGACACGCTCAACAAGACCGCGACCGGCATTTCGATCATTCAGAACGCTTCAACCCAGAGGGCTGAGCTCGTTGCGCGTCAATATGCCGAGTTCCTGAAAGGCGTCTTCAAGAAGCTCTTGGAACTCGTCTCAATGCATCAGGACAAGGCCGAGGTTATCCGCCTTCGCGGCGAGTGGGTGGAAATCGACCCCCGCGAATGGAAGAATGGCTTCGACATGTCAGTCGTTGTCGGGCTTGGCACCGGCAATAAGGACCAGATGATTGCTCACCTGTCGAACCTGCTTCAGATCGACCAGAGCATTGTTCAGCTTCAGGGCGGCGTGAACGGCCCGATCCTGACCGCAGAGGGCGTTTACAACAAGCTCAAGCGCATGGTTGAGGCAATGGACCTCAAGAGCGTCGAGCAATACTACACCGATCCCAAGAACGCGGAAGCAATGGGCGCTCAGGAGCCGCACGCCGACCCGATGAGCGATCCTGCCGTCATCAAGGCCCAGATTGACTCGCAGACGCGGATTGAGTGCGCCAAGATTGCTGCCGATGCACAGATTATCGTTGCCGGAATGCAGCCTCCGCCGCTGCCGGTGAACGACAGCCCTCCGAATGAAGCGGAAACGCCACAGGAAGGCGCCCAGGAGCCCCAGGGAGAGCAAGACGACCTCCACGGGCCATCTTATGCCCTTGGAGCCATTCACGGCGCTCAGGCGGCCTCTCAGGCACCCGATCCCAGCCAACCGGGGATGGGCCAGTGAGCGACATCGAGAGCCGCGCTGCCGATGCCCAGGCATTGAAGGAAAACCCCCTGCTTGCCGAGCTTCTGGAGACGATGAAACAGCACGCCGTTCAGGCATGGCTGGCAACGTCAGCAGTCGAAGGCGAGAAAGCCCGTGAACTGGCTTGGGTGACATACAAGACCGCGCTTCGGTTCGAGGAACTGATCCAGGGCGCGATTGATGACGGAAGAATTGCTGCGAGCCGCCTGACGGCGCCGCTCCGCTAAGCCTCCACAACCAAAGGAATACTTATGACAGAAGCGGTGACGCCGGAAACGGCAGCCGTTGACGCGCCCGTGTCAATGGACTCGATTATCGAGGAAATTGCATCGGGAGCACCCCAAGAGGACGCCACTGAACAAGTGGTTTCCGAACTGGTCGAAGAACAGAGCGAAAGCCAAGCCGAAGAGGCAGCAACTAGCGACGAGGACGCGACCGAAGCCAACGACGACAAGGAAGAAACTGCCGAGGACGAATCCCGGGAGTCCGAAGACGCGCCAGAGCC